ACCCATACGAAGAACCACAGGAAAAGGTGGTAATTATCGTAAAACAAAAGCTGGAGCAGGAATGACTAAGAAAGGTGTAAAAGCCTATCGTAGAAAAAATCCCGGCAGTAAATTAAAAACAGCAGTAACAGGCAAGGTTAAAAAAGGAAGTAAAGCCGCTAAAAGAAGAAAGTCTTATTGTGCAAGATCAGCAGGACAAAAAAGAAAAAGTTCAGCTAAAACAAGAAACGATCCTAATTCAAGAATTAACCAAGCAAGAAGAAGATGGAAGTGTTGATATGCCAAAAAAGAAAACAACTAGAAAAAAGAAATCTACTGTAAATAAAGCAGGTAATTATACTAAACCAACTATGCGTAAAAGATTGTTTAGTAGAATTAAGTCTGGAACAAAAGGTGGTAAAGCGGGTCAATGGTCTGCTAGAAAAGCACAGATGCTTGCAAAGGCTTATAAAAAAGCAGGCGGAGGATATCGTTAATGGCACTTGCAAAGTCTCAACAGTCTTTAAAAAAATGGACTAAACAAAAATGGAGAACAAAATCTGGCAAAAAATCTGCTGATACTGGAGAAAGATATTTACCAGAAAGTGCTATAAAGTCTTTAAGTTCTTCTGAATATGCTGCTACTACTCGTAAAAAGCGAAAAGATACTAAAAAAGGTAGACAACATTCTAAACAGCCTAAAAGAATTGCTAAAAAAGTAAGACCACACAGAAAAGCTAAAGGTGGTTTTATTGCAAAAGGATGTGGTGCAGTAATGCCAGATCGTAGAAAAACTACAAAAATTTATTAAAGGTAAAAAAAAATGAATAAAAAAACTGAAAATTATCAAAATCAAGTTCAAAGAAAGTATGGTGGAAAAACTATTAAAATGGCTAATGGAGGTATGTTAACACCATACTCAGCATCAATGACGAATGTTATGGCTAATCAAGGAGCAGATAAAAGACCATCTACTTATGGAATAATTAAAGAACGAAAACCGCAAATAAATAGAAATGTTCGAGGCAGAGGGAAAAGAGGCGGCTACGGAGGATAATAATGGATTGGTTTCAAAACAAAACAACACAATTGATAGCTTTAGCAGGAATCGTCAGCACACTAGCTGGATTCGGTTATACAGGTGCAACATATGTTAATCGTATAGAAAATCTTGAATCTAAAATGACACGATATATCAATGAGATTGATGCGCTTGGAGATCAAGTTACGGCATTGGACAAAAATGTAGTTGCTGTTGGCGAACAAATTAAGTCGTTAAATGTTGAGACACAAGATTTAAGTCCGATTAAAAATGACATTGTTGCCATGCAAACAAGCATTGCAGGGATCAACTCAAGCATTGATTCTATGTATGACGATGTTCAGAGTTTAAAAAACAAAAACGATAACCCATTGGCAAATTAAGATGAGTGAAGAAGAACATTACCCAAGCAGTAGATTTGGTGGAGATATGTCTCGAAATGAAGTTGAAATGGACTTATCTAAGTTTATGGAAATGCTTCAAGAGAATGCTTCACTTAAAGATCGAATCAGAGAACTTGAAGATAAGAAAAATGATAACCCTTATCAAAAGTTTATTTTCGTAGCACAAGCAATAGACAGTTGGAGAATTATACCTAGAGCTTTTTTAGCGGTGTATATGTATCTATTGTATTTCACAACATTTTGGTTCATGGACTTGCCTGATCCTAGTTTTGAACAATCAGGTTTAATTTCAATTGTTGTGGGTGCTGGGGCAGCTTGGTTTGGACTTTATACTAACAGCCATAAAAAAACATAAAATAATAAGGAAATAATATGTTGTATGCAAAAAAAATAGGATTAACAACTTGGTTTAAAACAAGGTTTCTTGGTTATGAAGAAAAAAAAGTTCGTGCTAGAGATGAAGATGGTAAGTATGTAGGTGATGACGAATCAACGCCTGATGTAAACGAAGCATATAAAACTGTTGCAGTAAAACCTAAAAAGTAAAACTCAATTATGGGTTTTCCTTTTGAAATTATAACTATGCTTGGCTCTACTCTTTTGAGTAGTTTGTTAAGTATATGGTCACAAAGCAGAAAAGC